AAATCGGTCACATACTCAACCCAATCCTCGCCAGTATCATGTATCGGCAACTTCACGAGGTCAGGAATATAGATATGATCGCCGCAACCCGTGTATTGCTCGATCTCGTCCAGCGTTTTCTTGTGCCTGGCGCATGACCAGCTCCCATCTTTTTCTGCGGTGGAAAATGCGCAAGTGCGGCAATTCAATTCTGGCATTTGGTCACCGTGGCAGATTGAATGATATGAGCAAAACTTGCACTCGAACCAAGCCGGATCATTATTCAGTTTCAATGGCGGCTTATTGGCAAAGATAACCTTGTCGGCTTTTGCGAGCAGTCCCTCCGCATATGCCTTGTCGGGGCGAATCCGTTCCGCATAAATCTCATCGTTATTCTTATTGACCGCAATGAACAGGCATCGTTCCATCCCGCTCAAATGCAAGCCGATCTGGCACTGCGCCCAATAGACCGGCTTCGCCTTTTCAAGGCCAAGATTGGTCAAGGTCTTGAAGTTCTTTTCATTCATGGTCTTTACTTCAAGCGTGTGAGGCTTTGTGCTTTCCGGCAATCCTTCAAGCACACCGTCGAGGCTCAAGGCAAAATGCCCACCGTGTGCCGCAAAGCGCGGCTGCATTCCAGTCTCAGGGTCTCGCTCCCAGACTGTGCAACCGGCAGCGCGAAGGTTCTGGATCACTCGCACTTCTTCGCGGTCGCCAGTCTCAAATAATCGCAAGATTCGGCCTTCGTGCAATTCTCGCCATGTCCATCGAAACTGATACCACAAAGACCTGGAGCAGGAATTACCGATCTGGCTTCCTCCAAGATGCGGCCTATGAGGTTGCTTGCGGCGGTCTTCATAGGATTTATAGATCGCCTTGACGATTGCCGGTGTCATGTCGAGTTTCATTTATTCCTCCAGCACATCCATTATAAGTTGTTTATGATAGCCGGTCTCCAACTTGATGCGAGCGTAATCCCAGCCAGCTGCTTTCATGCGGCGAATCTCTTCTATCTTGATGGCCGATTTTTTCTTGAATGCTTCAAGTGATCGACGCCGCTTCATGCGCTTCACATAATCAGTCAATGTCGATACCGGAGCCTGGAATATATCAGCGATCATCGGCCATGACATTTTATCTTCTCGCATCTCCAGAATCAGATCATAACTTTCATCTGACCATTTGATCGAGCTTTCCGATTTCACAACAGCCGCAAATGGTGCGTTGTTTTTGAATGATGGCACCCAATCGTTTTCAACGAATTTACGGTGTATTTTCCCTTCCTGATCAAAAAACCAGAAATTGCCATCCAGTGCTTGCTTGATTTTTGCTTCTGTCCACATGGTTCCCTCGTTGAAAAATAAGGGGCGAGCCTAAACCCGCCCCCTCGTTTATATTACCGCTTCCAAGGTGGGACTGTTGCGCTTGCTTGCGGTGGCGCGGCTGCGGCTGCACTTTCGCAGGGTTCATATCCGCTTACCCTGTTCTGTGCTCCGTATTGTTCGGTGTTCTCGACCTTCACCGTCACCATCAATGGCTTGTTGTGAAGGTCGCTCGATTCCTGGGGCAGCATCACACCAACCGACCGGCAGATCGCAGAGAGTGTGCGTTCTGCGATCTCCATCGCGGTCTTGCTTGGATTGTTGATGTTGAGCTGGTCAAACACCATAGCCCCCTGATGCGGCCCCTCGATCACCTGCAGCGTCAGTTTCAGCATCGAGCCGGTCATGGCCTTGTTAGGTTTCTCCTCGCTTGCAGTGATGACTGCCTTATACTTGCCCGCGGGGAGCGTTGTACGTGGTGCTGACGGCTCGATAGCAGCAGCGTTAAATCCAGAAAGTTTCATGTCAGTTCTCCTGTTGTTATTTGGAAACGAATGCTTCGAACGGGTTGCCACCGTCGAAGGTAAATGCAATGGGTTTGTCAATGCCGAAGCGGTTTTTTGTGACGGATGCAGCTTGCGGGTGACAGATTATCTCCCGCTCGCCGGTCGAGATCGCACGTTTCTTGTCGCCCGTCCCGCTGGTGTAGGTTTTAAGCCTGATCAGGCCGACCAGATCGCAATTGTCGGTATAGTGAGGAATCGACCGCTTGTGCATGCGAATCGTATACCGTGCATAGGGATCATAGTCTGGCAAGTCCAAGGTCTCCGTATCGGCGTGACCGATGAAGACGATGTTCATGCCTTTGTCATAGGCCAAGGCACCCGCCCATTCACGGATCAATCGGTGACGTTCGGCAGCGGTATTGTATCCCGCCCCGTAGCCACCACCGGCTTGATTGATGCTCTTTGCCTTTGCATCAGCGGCGACGATCTCGGATTCGATCATCGTCGCAAGTTGTGTGATGGAATCAACCACGAGCGTCTTGAAGTCGTGCTTCTGAGTTGCCAGCGCCTCGATGGCTTCAAGCACGTCTTGGCTCTTCGTCGCCAGAGGAAACAACGATACATCGTCATTGCCAACCAAGCTGGTCGTGCCGTCCTCCGTGCGGATGAACACCGGCTTCGGCATCATTGCAGCCAGCGTGGTTTTGCCCATGCCGCCTTCGCCGAACAGCGTCATGATGACAGGCCGCTGGCCTTGTGGCTTGGACAAATTCTTCAGATCAATCGCCATCTACTTCCTCCATCGTTATGCGTGACATTTTAAGTTCGCGCATTGCCGAGCGAACATTTTCTTTTGCCAATCGCAAATAAATGTTGCGATTGTTTCGATCCTTGCTTGCCGCCGCGAGATTATCGCGAGCGTAAGTTAGGCTATCCATCGCTGCCTGCAGCGATACGCTGTTCATGCTTCGGTCTCCCGCTGCGTGACCTCGACGCTTATCTTCCCCGGCTTCACAATAAATGCCGGGGCGATCATCGCCCAGAGATCAGGCCGCTCCCTTGCGAGCCACTTGCAGCCCGATGGATCAGCTTCGGTGATGATCTTGATCGGCCAGAACTCCTGACCGATGCTAGTCTTGACGCCATCCCACTTCGTCACGTCGAGCTTCCGATAAATCGGCTGCGTGAGCGTGACTTTGTAGTGATCCAGTTTGTGAGTTAGCGACCCTTCTGATTTGACTTCGAGGGCTTGGGTCAGCTGCTCCTCTATCTGGTGACGGGCCTTGATAGCTTCCGCCTCGCGGCGTTTGGCTTCTAACCACCCTCCGCATAGGGCTTCGACGTTACTGTTGATGTGCATCTCGCACCTCCTTCTCTTTCTCAACACGGTGAGCTATTGCAAAAAAATGAAACATTTGCAATAAGAAAATTGCAATCTATCCCCAGACAGCCACAAGAAAGGGCTTTCACCATGCTAACAATCGAGGAAATCGTTAATAAAATCAAAGACAAGCCGACAAGTGACATCGCCAGGGATACCGGTCTGTCCTACAACACTATCAAGAATCTGAAGTCCGGCCAGCGTGGTGCATATTCTGGCACCATCGACCGTCTATCGAAATATCTGCGTGGAGAGCCGCTGGACAACGAAAAGGCGATCTGAAGAAGGGGAATCACGTGGATATTCTTGCGAGCGTTAAACACTACACGGAACTCGGCTGGGCTTTGGTGACGATCCCAGCCGGTTCCAAGGCTCCTACGAATTATAACTGGCAACAGCCGGAACGGGCATTGCGTCAGCCCGACGATGCCGTGCGCTATTACAAGGCGAACCCTACGCACAATGTCGGCCTTCTTCATTCCGCTTCCGGCACCTGTGCCATCGACATCGACCATCTTGAGTGGAGCCGAGTTGCCTTCACTGCACTAGGTCTCGATCTAGATGCCATCCTTGCCAAAGCCCCGCGAATCGTAGGTCGCCCCGGTCGAGGCAAGGCTATTTTCCGCGCCCATCGCGATGATCTCAAGACGCATAAGATCGCGTGGCCGAACCCAGATGGCAAAGGCTCATCGGTGGTCTTCGAGTTTCGTGGCGGTCCAGTACAGGACGTTCTGCCGCCATCGCTTCATCCCGATACCATGCAATCCTACTACTGGGACGGCCCGTCCTACGTTGATCTGCCCATGCTGCCGGAGCCGTTGCAAATAATCTGGGACCAATGGGACCGGTTCCGGGGGCAATTCCTCGATGCTTGCCCGTGGAAACCCAAGCCCCAGCTCCAAGCCCCGCTGCGGAAACGTGTTCAATCCGAGGCCACCAGCGTCATCGATGCCTATAATGCCGCGCACTCGATGGCCCAGCTTTTGCCACAATACGGCTACCGGCAGACCGCCAAGGATCGGTTCCTGAGTCCGAATTCCAAATCAGGCATCGCTGGCGTGATCCTGTTCGAGGATGGCACGGCTTACAGCCACCACGGTTCCGATCCCTTCGATTCGGCCCATAGCTTCGATTGCTTCGATCTCTACACCCACTGCGAGCACGCCGGAAACGTGCGCGATGCGGTCAAGGCTGCGGCAGCATATCTGAACCTCAACACCGATCCGGCCTATTCCTATGGCCCCCAGGATGCCGAGCATATCGCCCACGGGGCAACTGTCGCGAATAACATCATCCCCAGCCGCCGCGTGGCCCCACCAGACAACCCGCTGGCCGCTATTCCCGAACATCTGCTCTCGATCCCCGGCATTCTACAGGATGTGGTGAACTATTACGAAACCACTGCCATCAAGACGCAACCGCAGTTCGCAGTCCAGACCGCCATCGCGCTCGGCTCTGTTGCAATGGGGCGGCGCTGGACTACTTCCCAACGCAACTTCACCAGCCTGTACCTCCTCAACATCGGTGAAACCGGCTGCGGCAAGGAACACGCGAAGACGGTGATCGAGGCCATGCTCGATGCGGCCAATCTTGGCAACCTGATCGGCCCGTCAGGCTATACCAGCGCCAGCGGTGTCTTCTCGGCGCTTCTGTCTCGGCCAACGCACGTTGCCGTGATCGATGAACTTGGCCGCGCATTGAAGTCTGCCGCCAATCGAAACATGCAACACAAGGCCGATTCCTTGACTGCGATTATGGAGGCATTCGGCCGGCAAGACGGCGCTCTGAGGCCGCAGGGTTACGCCACGCTGGGTCTGACCAAGGAACAGCAGGAATCCTTCGAGAAGGTCATTCGCCGCCCATCCCTGACGCTACTGGGCATGTCCACGCCATCCGAATTCTACGGGGCGATCTCCGGGGGCGATGTGGCTAGCGGTCTACTTAACCGCTTCCTGATCGTGAAGTCGGAGATCGGCGCACAGATGAGCCAGGAACGGCGCATGGTAGGAATCAGCGACCGCATCAAGGATTGGCTCCGTGAAGCAGCAACGGCCTATTCCAGTGAGGGGAACCTGTCAGGCACCGACAGCGCCGATCTGCCGCCGAATCCGGTGGTGGTGCAGTTCACCCGCGAAGCCCTAGACCTGTTACGGGATTACGAGGCCGAGCTGCTGGCCGCAATCAAGGCAGAGAACGAATCCGGCCTTGAGGCGATGCACAACCGCTCGCGCGAAATTGCAATGCGGATCAGCCTGATTGTCGCCCGATCTATGGGACAGACCGAAATCGGCCCGGACCCGATGCGCTGGGCTATCGACTATGTGCGGTTCTACTCTGGCCGCACGATAGACATGTTCAAGGAGAACATGGCCGAGAGCGACCACCAGGCAGCGGTGAAGGCGTGCTTTGCCAAAATCCAGAAGGCGGGTCTGAAGGGCGTCACCGAGGCAGAGCTGGAGAAGCGGGTGAGGAAGTTCGCCGCCTTGGAGCCGATCCGTCAGAAGGCAGTCATGGAGAAGCTGGCCTCGAACTACGGATGCGAGTGCCGTAACGTCAACGAAGGCAAGCGGGGCAGACCTCGCATGGCGTGGTTTGTTCCGGCTGCGTAACGATTGCGCCGGAGTATTGACCTAGCGTCAACTAACCAAGCCTTTACCCATAACATTACCCTACGTAACCTAGACCCGTTTAGAAGGCCGTAGAATGGCCTTCTAGGCTAAGGGCCATCTCTATGCCTGACACTTAGACTTTGCCGCTGGCGGTGCGCCTGGCTTGATCCTTGGCCGGTGCTAAGGGGCAATCAGGCCATCCTAATGCGGTAGACCTATTATCGGCAGCATTTAATCAACGCCGCTTGTCCCCGAATTGAAGTCGAAGAAACCCTAGCAAACACTAGTGTTCTTATAAAGAGAGAGTAATATTATCTATTATTATATATATGACTACACTCTCTCTCATAGGTCTATGGCACCCCTTCCTTGGGAGACCCCCTCCCAGACCCCCTGAAATCGTACCCATAAATGCCTTAATAGACCTTAGAACAGGCTAAATCATTGATAATAAAGGCTAATTTTGCCAAGAAATAAGGTTTTTGGCCTGAATTAAATATGGTTTTAATTCCAAAGGCCGATTTTTGCAGATTCCTGCAACATTCCGCTTGCAACAATCTGCAAGATGTATAGGATCAGCTGCATAGAGAGAGGCGCGGCAATCCCGCCAGCGCCCAAAGCCCCGGAGGGCCACATGCTTCTCGCTTCCGCTACTACCTACCGCATCCTCGCAGACCGCGCCGATGGCTCGGTTCTGGAATGCTTCACTTGGCGCAAGTCGCCCGAAGCTGGCATCGAACGCGCTAAGCGCGATGCCATCACATTCGGCCACGCCGATCTCACCAACTTCCGGGCCGAACAGGCCGCCTAACCAACAGAGGGGCTTCGGCCCCTCCCACCCATCCCCAAGGAGGAACCCCCAATGACCACCCAACTTAATGACCCCGCCTACCGCACCCACCCCATTACATTCCACGCCAAGAATGGCAAGAATAGCTGGGCAGATGGAATCGCCCAATGCCTTATCGCCTCGCGCATCGAGGGCCATCCCCTCTCGCCCTACGGAAAGCTCCTCAACGAGGTTTGTTTTGAGCGCATCCGCCGCGTCGATAAATGGTCGTGAGGGGGAACATCCAATGACCACAACCTTCCAGATCGGCCAGACCTACACCGCACGCTCCGCTTGCGACCACGAGTGCATCTTTGCTTGGACCGTCATCGCCCGCACGCCTAAGCAGATCACCCTCGAAGACAAGCACGGGCGCGTCTCCAAGCGCGGCATTTGCACCTACGATGGCGTAGAGGTCTGCTCACCGGATGGCCGCTATTCCATGTCTCCCTCGATCTACGCTAACCGCCCAGCCTAAAGGAGCAATCCAATGACCGACACAGAATTCATCCGCCTCGTAGCAACGGCTATCGAGACCGCCATTAGCCCCCACGCAGCAGCTCTTGGAGTCTATGCGCTCTGCCGCACTAAGGCTACCGCCGAGGGAATGAAGCCCGACATCGAGTGCGCCATCAGCGCCCCAGGCGAAGACCGGCACCATGACCAGATCAATTGCTGGTCCGTCTGCTTCGAGGCTGGCCCATATGACTGGGCCGTCGATGCCAGCCTTAACGCTTTATCAGGGAAGGTTGTGGCAGAACCCTACTACGGATTCGATCTTTCCTTCTACGAGGTGCGCTCATGATCCGCGATATAGCCTTTCTAGCCTTGCAGCTTGTCAAGGTCGCATTGCTTCTGGCCGCGGTCTACGGCCTCACATATGCCTTCTTGCTCGTGACGCCATGATGTGTTAGCCTTCTCGCGTGGTTCTCCCGTTTTCCTCCCTGCCACGCAACTTAAGCCCTGCCCTTGTGGCGGGGCTTTTTTGTTGTTATTTGTGCAAATGTTGCAATTTTCCGCAACTAAAAAACTGACCAGATGGTAAAAAATGTCTGCGAGCAAGAAAGATAAATCCAATAATCTTCAGATTGTATATCGCCCCATCGAATCCTTGATCCCATACGCCCGCAATAGCCGAACTCACTCCGACGCCCAGGTGGCGCAGATCGCAGCATCTATCAAGGAATTCGGCTGGACCAATCCCGTCCTGATCGACGCCGAGGGAGGCATCATAGCGGGCCACGGGCGCGTCATGGCTGGCCGCAAGCTCGGCATCAAGGAAGCCCCGTGCATCGTTCTTGACAACCTCACAGAGGCACAGCGCCGCGCCTATGTTATCGCTGACAACAAGCTGGCGCTAAATGCCGGATGGGATATAGAGCTGCTCAAGGTGGAACTTGGCGATCTCCAAGCGCTCGACTTTGACCTGAGCCTCACCGGATTTGATGCAAGCGAACTTGGCAACCTGTTGGCCGAGAAAATAGAAGGACTCACCGATGAAGACGCAGTGCCGGAAACGCCTGCCCGCGCTGTCACAGTGCTGGGTGACGTGTGGGTGCTCGGCAAGCATCGGCTGATGTGTGGTGACAGCACGTCGGTGGACGCGGTGGACAAACTGATGGCGGGCTGCAAGGCCGACATGGTTTTCACGGACCCGCCCTATGGAGTCGAGTACCAGTCGAACATGCGCACAAAGTCCCAGAAGTTCGATGTGCTGGCAAACGACGACCAGTTCTTGGACATTACGCCGATTGTTGAAATGTTCTCCACGGGGTGGGTGTTTGTCTGGACGAGCTGGAAAGTCCAGACAAAGTGGATTGAGATGTTCAGCGGGTTCGGATACCCAACAAATATCGTTATTTGGCACAAGCCAGGTGGCGGCATTGGCGACCTGAAGCGCACCTTCAGTAGCGACTACGAGGTCGCCCTTGTGTGGCACCGTGGCGCTGAACTGTGTGGCAAGCGCATCGGTTCGGTGTGGACAATCAACAAAGACGGCGCGTCCACCTACGTTCACCCGACACAGAAGCCGGTCGCCCTGTCCGAGGAGGCGCTGGACAAAACCACCCGGCGCGGCGCGGTCGTGCTTGACCTGTTCGGCAGCAGCGGCAGCACGCTGATCGGCTGCGAAAAGACCAATCGCCAAGCCCGCCTGATGGAACTGGACCCCAAGTATTGCGACGTGATCGTCAAACGCTGGCAGGACTTCACCGGCCAGAAAGCCACGCTGGAATCAAACGGCCAGACATTTGAGGACGTTGCCACCTCACGCTACGACTGGGAGAAGGACGCATCCGGATCTTACACCGATGCAATTGCAGCCAAGCGTGCGGAACTTGAAGCATCCAGATGACCGACGAACCAGCTCCTATCAAAAACAAAGTAGGTCGCCCCCAGATAGGCCGCAGCGAAGAAATCGCCAAGGCAGTGCAACTTCATACGCTCGTCGGCACGCCGCAGCCTACGCTTGCCAAGGTTCTCGGTATGTCAACCGAGACATTGACTAAATACTATCGAGATGAACTTGATACCGCCAAGGCCCAGGCTAACGCATCCATTGCCGGTCGGCTTTACAAGAAAGCAATGGACGGCGACACAACCGCAATGATCTTCTGGCTCAAGACGCAAGCCCGCTGGCGTGAGACAATCGACATCTCCAACGAAGATGGATCGCTCCAGCAAGCCCCGATTCAGCAAGCAGTCCTTATAGCATTGAACAAGATTCAAGATGCTGAAGGCGAATGATTATGCGCTTCTGGCGGCGCGGTTGCACAACTTTACCCGCTACATGTTCCGCTCGAAGCGCAACATCGACATGCTCGACAACTGGCACCAAGCCCGTATCTGCAAAGCCTTGGAGCGCGTCTATACGGGCCGCACCAATCGCCTGATCATCAATGTGCCACCTCGATCCGGCAAGACCGAGATCGCCGTTAAGGCATTTATTGCATGGTCTATGGGGCTAGCTCCAGATTCCGAATTCATCCATGCCAGCTATTCCAAACGATTAGCCACATCCAACGCATATGACATCCGCGCCATGATGCAGCACGAGGCTTATCGCCTCGTCTTTCCGTGGCTCAAGCTCCAGGAAGACAGCAAGGCAAAGGATGAGTTCCGCACCACCGCTGGAGGCATCGTCTATGCTACCGGCGCGGAAGGTACGATCACCGGCTATGGTGCTTCCAAGATGAGACCGACATTCGGTGGTGCCATCATCATCGATGACCCGCACAAGGCTGGCGAAGCCACCTCGACCGTGATGCGCCAGTCAGTGATCGACTGGTATCAATCGACAATCCAATCCCGCCTCAACAAGCCAGACGGACCGATCATCATCATCATGCAGCGACTCCACGAGGAAGACCTATCCGGCTGGCTGATCAACGGTGGATCAGGAGAACCGTGGGAGCATCTCGTCATCCCAGCTCGTGACGAATCCGGCCAATCCTTCTGGCCCGAACAATTCCCGCCAGAGATGCTAGACCGCCTCGAACTCACCAGCCCATACGTTTTCGCCGGTCAATACATGCAACGCCCCGCCCCACTTGGTGGTGGCATTTTCAAGGATGAATGGTGGCGCTTCTTTGACGCCATGCCACCCATCAAGCATCGCGCGATCTATGCCGACACCGCGCAAAAGACAAAGGAGCAGAATGACTATTCGGTGTTCCAATGTTGGGGACTTACGCAAGACAATCAAATGGTTATGCTCGACATGGTGCGCGGCAAGTGGGAAGCCCCTGAACTGGAAACAATGGCTCGTGCCTTCTGGCAGAAGCATCATTCCCAGGCGTATCATGGGCCGCTCCGAGCCTTCAAGGTCGAGGACAAGGTAAGCGGCACCGGCCTGATCCAGAAGCTCAAGCGCGAGGGCATCCCGATTGTGCCGATCCAGCGCAACATCGACAAAGTATCCCGCGCCTTCGACGCCGCTCCATACATCCAATCCGGAAATGTCTACCTGATGCGCTCGACCCCTCATCTTGCAGATTTCCTCTCTGAGGCCGCCGTGTTCCCAAACGGAACCCACGATGATATGATAGACGCAACCATGAGTGCTATTTCCGATTTGACAGCGCCGCAGGCTACTCCTGCAATTCGCACCCTATGAGGTCAATAATGGGTTTTTTTGACATTTTTCGCCGCACCGAGCGCAAGGAAAGCCAAGCATCAAAACTGCTGGTCATGAATCCAGGTCAACCAGTTTGGTCGCCGCGCAATTACGAATCCTTCGCCCGCGAGGCATACGGCAAGAATGTCGTTGCTTATCAATCAATAAATCGAATTGCTGATGCTATTGCATCGGTCAAATTAGGCGTCTACCGCGGCGAACAGGAACTAACAGATCACCCGCTGCTCACGCTACTGCGCCGCCCGAACCCGATACAATCGTATGGCGATTACGTGCGTGCGAAAGTATCGTTCCTGATGATCGCTGGAAACGGCTACGAAGAGCGGTTCATGGTAGGCTCCGAGGTCAAGGAACTCTACCAGCTCCGGCCAGACCGCATGTCGATCTTGCCATCTTCTAATGGCGTTCCTGCGGCCTATATCTACAAGGTAGGCCAGAACACCACTCGATGGGACGTTGATCCTCGCACACTAACGAGCGATGTGCGGCATATCAAACTATTTAACCCGCTGAACGATTGGTATGGCATGTCACCCATCGAGGCAGGGGCATATGCGCTCGATCAGAACAACGAATCCATGTCGTGGATGCAATCGCTGCTCCAGAACTCTGCTCGACCATCCGGCGCTCTCACCGTCAAGGATGGCGGCACGCTTGCCGATGAGAACTTCAACAGGCTGAAAGCCCAGATCGAGGAGCAATATTCTGGCTCTGTAAATGCTGGCCGACCAATGCTCTTGGAAGGCGGTCTAGAGTGGCAGCAGATGGGTCTATCACCCACCGACATGGGTATCATCGAAGCCAAGTTCGCATCATCTCGTGACGTTGCCCTAGCCTTTGGCGTGCCACCACAGCTTCTCGGCATCCCCGGCGACAATACATATGCAAACTATGCCGAGGCGCGACTTGCCTTCTGGGAAGACACCGCGCTCCCGTTGCTCGATATGATCGTCCATGATTGGAACGCATGGCTCGGTTCACTCTATGGCGTCAGCATCAAGCCAGATATTGATTCAATCCCTGCCATTGCAGAAAAACGCCTATCAATGTGGCAAATGGCTGACGCCAGCAAAGACCTGACAATTAACGAGCGGCGTGCGATCAAGGGCTACGGGCCGGTCGAAGGTGGCGATGTACTGTTCGTTTCCAGTGCTGAAATGCCACTTGGAATGGCCGGTGAGCCAATGCCAGACATGACTATCGATGAAATGAAAACCATAGCCTATGGCACCGGCAATGGCTCGACGCCTAGTCGATAACAATCCGCGCCGCGAACATCGCCGCCAAGTTGCCTTGCTGGATCGCCTGACGGTTCAGTTCCGCGTCCGCCTACAACGCGAGATCGCAGCCGCGATGAAAGATATGGTCGAGCATTGGTTGCAGACTAATCAGGTAACCTTGCCGCGGGGCTTCTATGACCGCATCGAGGCAACTTATCGCCAGATGGCTCTGGCATCGATCACACAATTCGGCCTTCGCATTCTAGACCAAGGCAAGGCACATGGATTGCCGCTAGAGACGAAGGAGAGCTTCGCGCAGATCATGACGCGGCTGGCATTGCGCTACGTTCAGCAGGAGATGATCCGCCGCCGCATCACCGAGGTTACAGAAACCACTCGCCGCCAGATCGTTAATGCCGTGGATCGAGGATATAGCGAGGGACTAGGCCAGCGTGCAATTGCCGATGCGATTCTCGATCTGGTGCCTTCCCTGTCATCGACCCGCGCCAACGTGATCGCCCGCACCGAGACGCACGGGGCAGCGAATTATGGTTCACAGGAAGCTGCAAAGCAGACTGGTCTGCCAATGCAGAAAGAATGGCTTGCGGCACAAGACGAGCGCACCCGCGAAACTCACCGGGAAGCAAACGGACAGATCGTCGGCATGGATGATACCTTTCGCGTTGGCGATTCAGATTTGCAATTTCCTGGCGATCCTTCCGGCTCTGCTCAAGAGGTCATCAATTGCAGATGCACCCTCGCTTATGTCATTGATGACGAAGCCCTTGAGGCCATGTTGTGAAATCAACCAACGGGTGATATATTAAAACAATGCCTAGTCCTGGCCCGACCGAAGACGAAGACGAGTTCATTTCCCGTTGCATGAGCGACGAGGAGGCAATGGCTGATTTTCCTGACGAGGATCAGCGTTATGCTGTTTGCATTTCCAAGTGGGAAGGCAAGGCAGATGGCTTTGCACCGACCGAGGCAATGGCTCGTGAGGCCGAGCGAGGCCTTGCATGGCGGGAAGAATTTGGCCGAGGCGGAACCGAGATCGGTGTCGCCCGCGCCCGTGACATCAAGAACCGCCGCAATCTTTCACTCGATACCGTCAAGCGCATGAAGTCTTACTTTGCCCGCCACGAGGTAGACAAGCAGGGTCAAGGATTCTCTCCCGGCGAGGAAGGATACCCGTCTGCTGGCCGCATAGCATGGGCCTTGTGGGGCGGCGATCCCGGCAAATCATGGGCAAACAATATTGTAGATCGCGAGGAAGGCGACAAATCCATGTCAGAATCTATCCAGCATAAATCAGTTGCTCTCACCCTCAAGCGCGAACCGGATCAGGATGGCGTCTTCGAGGGCTACGCATCGGTCTTCGGAATTGTCGATCAGGGCATGGATGTTGTAGAGCGCGGTGCGTTCCGCAAATCACTAGGCTCTCGCAAGGTCAAGATGCTGTGGCAGCATGATATGTCACAACCCATTGGTGTCTGGGACGATATTTATGAGGATGAACGTGGTCTTTTCGTTCGTGGCCGTCTGCTCAAGGAAGTTGAGAAAGGCCGTGAGGCAATGGCTCTGCTTCGTGCCGGTGCAATTGACTCCATGTCCATTGGTTATCGCACCATCGAATCCATGCCGGAAGGCGATGGTCGCGTCCGCAAGCTCACCGAGGTCGATCTATTCGAGATCAGCCTTGTCACCTTCCCGATGCTCCCAGATGCAAAGGTGACGAACGTCAAGTCGATCACGACTGAAAGAGATTTCGAGAAGTTCCTGCGCGAAGCCGGATATTCTCGCAAAGAAGCCGTAGCAATCACGCTCCACGGCTTCAAGGCCATACTGAAGCAGCGAGACGCTGGAGAGGATACGGCAGCAACCGAGGGGCTAGATACCCTCACGGCAAAACTGACAAAACTCAAAGGTGTATTCAATGTCTGAAGAAATCAAGAAGGCAATCGGCGCTGTTGATGCGCTCCATGCCGGATTCGAAGAGTTCAAGAAGGCCAACGACGAGCGTCTTGCCCAGATCGAGAAGAAGGGCAGCGCAGATGTCGTGACCGAGGCGAAACTCCAGAAGATCGAGGCCGACCTCGAAAAGGCTCAGAAGATCGCTGACGAAGCCGTTCTTGCGGCCAAGCGTCAGTCGCGTGTTGTGACCGACGAGCGTGGCAATGCCGTCGATCTCGACAAGAAGGCCCAGGAATGGGCTTCGATGAATGCTCGCCGTCGTGGCGCTGTCATCGGTTCCTTCGGCGCTGCCGACATGGACGGCTACAAGGCCGCGTTTGACACCTTCCTCCGCAAGGGCGAAGAAGTCATGGGACCGGACGAGCGCAAGGCTCTCTCGGTTGGCACCGATCCCGATGGTGGCTATGTGGTCAATCCTGACCTCTCTGGCCGCATCGTCATGAAGGTGTTTGAGTCATCCCCGATGCGTGCTTACGCTTCGGTTCAGGTGATCTCGTCTGACGCTCTCGAAGGTCTGTTTGATCTGAACGAGGCTTCTTCTGGCTGGGTTGGTGAGACGGATTCCCGTGCGGAAACCAACACGCCGCAGCTCGGCAAGTGGCGCATTCCGGTGCATGAGGTCTATGCAAAGCCGAAGGCTACGCAGAAGCTCCTCGATGACGCCTCGATCAACATGGAAGCATGGCTTGCTTCCAAGGTTGCCGAGAAGTTCGCCCGTGACGAAGCCAATGCTTTCGTTACCGGCAATGGTGTAAACAAGCCGCGCGGCTTCCTGACCTATGCGTCAGGCACCACGCTGCCAGGCACCATCGAGCGTTTCGACACGGGCGTTAACGGTGCATTTGCTGCCGCTCCCAATGGTGGAGACGTTCTGATCAATGCGCTCTACGGTCTGAAGCAGCAGTATCGTGCCAATGCGACTTGGTTCATGAACCGCGCCACGCTGAAGCTGACGCGCAAGCTCAAGGACTCGGATGGCGCTTATCTCTGGTCTCCAGGCATCGCAGCTGGTCAGCCAGCCTCGCTGCTCGGCTATCCAGTTGCTTCTTTCGAGGATATGCCCGATCCGGCTACGGATTCGCTCTCCATCGCCGTTGGCGATATGCGCGAAGCCTATCAGATCGTGGATCGCCTCGGAATTCGTACGCTGCGTGATCCCTACTCTGCCAAGCCTTACGTGGAATTCTACACCACGAAGCGTGTCGGCGGTGATGTTGTGAACTTCGAGGCCATCAAGCTGATCGAGTTCACGGCCTAACAATAATGGGGCGGCAATAACGCCGCCCCATCACTTGCGCTGAGAGGAGTTCCTAGAATGCGCGATATGATTTCCAATAAGCAGGTTGTCCTGCTTGGTACTGTGACGCTTTCCGGCACCACGCCGGGGGCCACTTCTTGGGTTGACACCCGTGGCTTTGATGCCGTTACGCTGATCCTTGCCACCGACACGGTAACGGATGCTGGTGCTGCCGCTGGCTTCACCTTCACGGCGCAGCACGCCGACGACACCGCCGCCGCTTCGGCTGCGGCTATCGTGGCTGCTGATTCGGTCGATGGCACGATTGCTCTGTCTGTCACGGTGGACACCGATGACAACAAGCTGATCGGCGGCATCGGCTACAAGGGCAGCAAGCGTTACGTTCGTATGAACGGCGTTGGCACCACTGCTACCGACGCAACCGTCAAGGTCTATGCGATTCTCAACAAGCCGCATCGCGCCAAGACTACGCTTGTCGGCAGCAACGTCGCTGCTACGTAACAGGATAGGGGCGGGCTTCTGTCCGCCCCAATTATCCAGGAGATAAAAATGAAAGCACTTCTGACGAGAGATTTTTCAATCGCTCCGGAAGGTCACACTGTTTTTCATTTCAAGATGGGCGATCAGGTTACTGGCAAAACTGCTGAAATTGCACTTGCCAATAACGCAGCAATCGAAATCTCTGATATTGCACCACTTGAAAAAAAAGTCCAAATAGCGGTTGAATCCAAATCAAGGCGCTCAAAATCAAGCGAAAATTCAACGAAGGATAAGATCTGATGGCCGTCACCATTTCTCTTTACAATCATACAGCAAAACTATTCGCAGAAGGCTCAAATGCTCATGGCGATACTTATAAGGTGAAGCTGTATTCTAGCGCAACATTTGATGCAACGAACACAACTCTTGCCGGTATCACTGGAACGGAAGCATCAACCGGAACTGGTTATACTGCTGGAGGCCAAGCATTAGCAAACGTTGCTGTTACAACTGTGACAACTAATGATGCAAAATTCGACGCAGATGATTTGACTTGGACAGCATCAGGCGGTTCGATTACGGCATCTTATGCTGTAATTTATAATGATACAGATGCAAATGATCCACCAATTGCATTTATTAATTTTGATGGATCTCAATCTGCCGGAGACGGAACAGATTTCAAGATCATCTGGAATGCAAATGGTATTTTCTCTTTCACTGTAGCATAAATTCGGTGAATCATGCCTGACGTTTTCAATCGTGCAAAAATGACAACTGCTACGGCAGGAACAGGCACAATTACGCTTGGTTCTGCCGTTTCTGGTTATCAAACTTTTGATAGTGCAGGAGTAACAAACGGAACAGTTGTTCATTACACGATTGAAAATGGAACTGCATGGGAAATCGGAACCGGAACATATACATCTTCCGGCACAACACTTTCCAGAACACTTGTTCAAAGTTCAACTGGATCATTGCTTAATCTTTCCGGTTCTTCCGAAGTATTTATAACTGCACCGGCAAGTGCAATTGCAAATCTTGATGCTGTAAATGCATCGACAGCAAGGACAAATCTTGGACTTGTTATCGGTACAAACGTCCAAGCATATGACGCAGAACTTGCAGCGATTGCGAGTCTAACATCCGCAGCCGACCGCTTGCCATATTTTACAGGTTCTGGAACTGCAGCTCTTGCTACATTCACTGCTGCTGGTCGTACTCTTGTTGCCGATGCCGATGCTGCTGCACAGAGGACTACACTCGAACTTGTCGGACAGCAGACTATCTGGGTTCCTGCTGTTGCAATGTATCCGAGAACAACAAATGGCCCACAGGGTGGTACAGTAGAAACTAGTACTAACAAAGTCATGCTTAAAACATTCGACTTTGATACGACAACTCAGGAGTTTGCTCAGTTTGCTATTCAAATGCCGAAGAGTTGGGATGAAGGGACACTAATCTGCCAGTTTATCTGGAGTCATGCTAGTACGACAACTAACTTCGGTGTAGCTTGGGAAATACAAGCTGTTGCTTTTGCAGATGATGATGCAGCCGATACTGCTTTTGGAACTGCTGTAACTGTAACCGATACTGGTGGTACAACAAACGATATTTACGTTACTGCTGAGTCTTCTGCACTGACAGTTGCTGGAACTCCAGGTAATGAAGAGTATGTTATTTTTCAAGTAAAAAGAGATCCTGCAAATGCTTCAGATACTCTAGCAATAGATGCAAGGTTGCATGGAGTAAAGATTCATTACACAACTAATGCTGCTAGGGACAATTAACTAATGTTAGCAGTAACTCAGTTATCTGGTTTTGGTATTACAGCGGAAGACCTTTATTGGAATAATATTACTTCATTATTTCATTTTGATGGTTCTAACGGTAGTACAACATTTACTGATAACAGTAAATATAACCTTACTGCTACTGCTTTTGTGTCAGCTCAGATAAGTACAACTCAATCTAAATTTGGAGGATCATCTTTTTCAATTACACCGGGGGGAGGAGCTAGATTAGAAGTAGCATATAATAATAATCGTGTTTTAGATTTTGGTACAGGGGATTTTACAATTGATTTTTGGGTATACCGTAATGCTACTGGCACAAGACACTATATTTTAGATACAAGATATGGTGCTGGTTTTGTAAACGGTATAGGAATAAGAATTGAAAACACTAATATTGTTACTATTGCAAATAACAATACAAATCTTTTGCAAAGTGTAGGTACTATAAACGCATCACAGTGGTATCATATTGCCGTTTCTAGAGAAGGAACTACATTAAGATTGTTTATTGATGGTACGTTAGATACTTCTGTTACAGATAATACTAGTTTTAGACAAAATGATTCAGGAAATTATTTTATAATAGGTGCTTCAGGATTTAACCTTGGTAACGTACCTTTAAACGGATATCTTGATGAATTGAGAATTATAAAAGGTACAGCAGGATACACTTCAAACTTTACTCCTCCAACATCAGCGTATGCTAATCCATAAAGGTACAATTAAATGAACGAATATGCACTGTTAATCAATAATGTGTTTCAGGAAACCCGTTCTTACAATAGTAAGCCGGTAGATATACCCCATAAGAAAGTTTCTTGGCATCCTGTTATTAGAGAAACAGGGGATTATTTTGAAGGGCTAGACGGAGATAACTGGATAATTAGAGCACCAGATCCGGCAACTATTCCACCTTATTCTATTACACCTCGTCAGTGTAGGCTACTTCTTCTTCAACAGGGGCTTTTGTCTGATGTTGAAAACATGATTGCTAGTCAAGATGAAGCTACTAAGATTACTTGGGAGTACGCACTAGAGTTTCGTAGAGACGATCCACTACTGCTTCAACTTGCAAAGAACCTAAATCTTACTGAAGAGCAGATTGACCAGTTCTTTATTGCAGCAGCGCATCTTTAAGGAACAGCGATGCTCGGCTTTAATGCACTTGCAAAACTACCTCTTGCAGATGATGGTCCGTTAGTTTCTGCAATAAATATATTTGTTCCAAATTCTTCTATTGCCGTTGCGGTAATAGATCCAGCAATTTTTTCTGGAAAATCTGTATCGGTTCCAAGTGCTTTAATCACTCTTACGGAAATTGCTCCGTCTATATCTTCTGGAAAATCAATATTTTCTCCAGATGCATCAATCGCAATCACAACTAATAATCCATCTATATCAGCTGGAAAAAGTCTTTCTGTTCCAATATCTAATATTGAAATTGCAGCAATTGCTCCTGGTGTATCATCAGGCAAATCAATATTTGCTCCAAATTCAATTATTGCAGTTTCATCATTTGCACCAATCATTTCGATTGGCGTTATAGTATCATCACCATCTGCATCAATTGCAATTTCAGTTAATGATCCAAGCATTTATGCAGGGAAATCAATTCCTGTTCCTGTTGGACAAATTGATTTTTATGCTCACGCTCCATCATTTTTCACATCAACAGAAATTCTTGTACCCAACGCTCAAATTGCAATTGATGGCAATGCTCCAGTAATTAGAACTGGAGTAACAATTAATCTTGAAACTGCGAATATTAATATTGAAGGTTTACCTCCAAGTTTCAGCTCTGGTAAATTTATAAGTGTTCCGTCTGCAAATATTAATATTTCCGTTCTGACTCCAGTAGTAGCATCTGGGAAAAGTCGAAATATTCCCAATGCAATTATAGCAATAAATAGTTTTGCTCCGAATGTTTTTTCGGGCAAATCAATATTGAGTCCAACATCTTCTCTAACAATTTCAACTCTGATTCCCAAAATCAGTTCTGGAAAATCTGTAAAAAGTCCATTTTCAACAATAACAATTTTAGGGATTATTCCAATAATCGGCATAAATTCTGGAACGGGAAGATATGCGCATTGGAATTTGTCAAACAATAATGCTAATATCAATACTGGGGCAAATAATGTATTGATTGGAAATAGTTCTAGAAAATCTTCTATTAACAACAGCTCTAGAAGGGTTGCATGATGGCAACGTTCGTAATCAAGCAGAATGATACAAGCCCTTCAATAGAGGCTACGTTAACAAATATTAATGGAACTGCTATTAATATTACCAATGCTTCAGTTCGTTTTCATATGAAAAATATGACAAACAATAATCTTGTTATTGATCAGGCAGCGACCATAATCAATGGCGTTGGTGGAATTGTAAGATACAATTGGCAAGCAGCAGATACTCAGAAAATTGGTATCTATTCTTGCGAGTTTGAGGTTACATTTCTTGATAATTCAATAGAAACATTTCCAAACGATGAGAAAATAATTGTTTCGATTGAGAGTGAGATAAACTGATGTCATTGCGCTCTACGATTAATCTATACCAAGATCGCGGATCAAAAATTGTAACAAATCCAGAAAGTGAACCAGTTTCACTTATGGATGTGAAGCAATATTTGCGAATTGATGATAATTCTGAAGATTCTATTATAGCAGATCAGATTATGGAGGCTCGCAGATTAATAGAGGATCAAATTAATCTAGCCTTTATCTCACAGACGTGGCGGCTTGCACTCGATCAATGGCCCGCTGGTGGTGAGGCGTGGTGGGACGGTGTGCGAGAGATGTCTATCAATGATTTGTATCGCAGCAATATGTTGCAATCGGTCATGCTGCCACGATGGCCTTTGGTGTCTATCACTTCGATCACTACTTATGACGAGGATAGCAACTCAACTTCGATCACGACTGCAAATGTGTTTGATGTCGATACATACCGCACGCCTGGAAGGCTTACACTGAAGCGCGGCCAGACTTGGCCGGTTGCATTGCGTTCTAATAATGCCATTGAGATCGTATATGTGGCTGGATATGCTAATGCAGCGTCTGTTCCATCGACCATGAAGCGGGCTGTGAAGCAACTCGCAGCGTTCCTCTACGCCCATCGCGGCGACGATTGCGATCCGTCACAAGCCTATGTTGATTCTGGCGCTGAATCCATCATGGCGCAATTCAAGGTGGCTCGGATATGACCTTCCCATCCAGCCTTGACATTGCGCGTGGCCTCGCTCCCGGCTGTCGGTCATTTAACAAGTTTGGCCGCAACACATCTATCGGCTCGAATTTCACGCCTGTGTCGAGGTCTGGCTTTTACCGTACGCCGCAAGCCAATGCTCCCGTTCATCTCCGCATCAAGGCTGGCGGCAACGCCAACGACACCGCCAACGGTTCCGGTGCGCGGGAGGTTACGCTTATCGGCATCGATCAATTTGGTGACTACACCACCGAGGCACTGGAAACGGCGGGGGCTTCTGCAAGCGCAGCAACGTCGAAGTCATTCATCCGGCTGTTTGATTCCTATGTGTCCAAGTCTGGAACCTATGCAACACAGACGGATGGATCGCACGCAGGAACAATTATCATTGAGAACGCCACAGGAGGCCAAGACTGGGCGACGATCACAGATGGCGCACTGGGTCGAGGCAAGACCGAAATGGCCGTCTACACCACTCCCCGTGACCGCAGCGCGGCATTGAGAAACATCACCGTATCAAGCGATGCCGACAAGAAGGCAAATATTGTCCTCTACAAGCGGGAGAATATCCTCGAAGTGGCCGCGCCATATACCTCGATGCTTCTCGTCACCGAGTATCCGCAAAGTTCCGGCTTGTTCGATGTGGTCTTTGATCCGCCGCTCTACTTCCCGCCGCTATGCGACTTCGGCTTCCTTGCCAACGTATCGGCCAGCACCGTCGATGTCGCTGTCAATATGGACATTGTGGAGTTCAACTCACGATGAAGTGCTGCGATCTTAATTCCGGCAAGCTCAAAGAACCAGTGACGTTCGAGCGCAAGACTCTCACAAGTGATGGTGCTGGCGGCATGACGCAGGCTTGGGCGACTGTAAGCGGCGCACCGACAAGGGCTTATGTCGTGCCGGTAAGCGGGTCTGAACGCTATGCTTCCGACCGCGTGGAGGCTACGGTGCGACTCAGGCTCGTGGTGCGTTATGTCAGCGGCTTGCGTGAGACAGATCGAGTGCAGATTCGGAATAAAATACACAACATCAGGTTTATAGACAACCTAGAGTTTGCCAACAAGTGGTTGCAAATCGACGTTGATGGTGGAGTTGCGTCTTGAGGGACGTGAAGGTCGAGATCAATGGCTTGAAAGAGGTTCAGGAGGCAATCCGGGCCTATCAGGGCGATATTTCGAGGCAGTTAGGTCTGATCGTCAATGCCGCAGCCATCGAGGCTGTGAGTGACGTAAAGCGTGCTATCCAAGGGCCGCCAAAGACGGGCCGGGAGTATGCTCGTGGCCGCGATAAAATTCACCGCGCATCCGCCCCAGGGCAAGCCCCGGCAACAGATACAGGTACGCTTGTCAGTTCTATCTATAATGAAGACCGGGGCGAATATTCAAAAGCCATAGGCTCACGGCTTGACTACGCTTACTACCTTGAGTTTGGCACTTTTAGAATCGCACCTCGTCCCGCTTGGATTCCCGCTGTCGAGCGTACCATCCCAAAGATGCTAAAACGTGTTAATGTTGCAATTGCGAAGGCCAAGGCCAAGGCGGAGAAAACCACAAAATGAAATCCGACGATCTGCAACAGGCGATCTACACACGGCTCAATGATAGCGCCGTCACTAGCCTTCTCAGCACTTATTATAGCCCGTTGGTGGCGATCTTTACCGATGTCCCCCAGGCGGCTGACAGCGAGCTAGAGACGGCTTTCCCGTTCATCACCATCGGGGCAGATACGATTAACCCATTCGATAACAAGGACGATCTAGGCGGTTCAGCGGTCGTTCAGATTGATGTCTGGGACCGCGCCGCATCCATGCTGGATCTCAAGACTGTAGTCGATGCCGTCGATGGTCGTTTGCGCCGTCAACCCCTTAGCATCGCTGGTGTTACCCATATCACAACCGATCTAGACAGTTGCACATTCTCCCGCGACCCGGATGGCAAGACAAAGCGGGCCTTGATTTTGTACCGTGTCTTGTGGATTGCATGATTTCCGTGCTAAAATAGACGAAACGAAAGGGTGTTTTGATGGCTATTTCTGGCCGCTCAGTCCGTATAAGCCGCAGCGGGTCCAATATTGTTGGCGCTCGCGCTGATAGTGTGACGATCAATAACGAGCCTCTCGACATCACGGATAAAGACGATTCCGGCTGGCGAACCATGCTGGCTGATGTTGGATTGCGTTCTGTTTCTTGCGAAGTTGAAGGTGTGTTGAAAGATACAATTCTGCTCGCGGATAGTGTCGGAAATCCATCTACAGCACTTCTCAAAGAATGCGTTGTGACGATCTCCGGCATTGGAACCCTGACCGGCGACTTCATGTTGCAAGGATTGCAGATTGGTGCCGAGCAAGCTGATGTTGTAACCTTTACCGCCACGCTCGAAAGTGGCGAAAACATGACCGCCACCATCGGCCCCTACAACACTGTTCTCCCGGCCATCACTGGCACGCTTTCTGGGACCAATGTCCAGACTACGACAAATGGCACATGGGCTGGTGATGCTACGATCACATTTGCCCGCCAGTGGCAGCGCGGCAATAATGCCGATGGTACCGATCCTTCTTGGACCAATATCGCTTCTGCTACTGGATTGACCTATACTCTAACAGGATCGGACACCGGAAAATACATTCGGTGCCGTGTAACCGCCACCAACAGCGTCGGGTCTACGGTGGCCTTCTCGAACATTCGTGGACCCGTAACCTAGAAAGGAACTGAGATATGCCCGCAATTGCCGGTCGCAAGGTTCGCATCAAGCGCGGTTCTACCGCTGTCGCTGGAGCGCGTGCCGATAGTTTTACCATCAACAATGAGCCGATTGATATCACCGAGAAGGACGATAACGGCTGGCGCAAGTACCTGGCCGATGTCGGCGTGCGCTCTATTGATGCAGAAGTCGAAGGCATCCTTGAGGATTCAACTTTCTTGGCGCTTGCAGTCGGCACTGCCTCGGCGCTTCTCGAATCCTATACCATCGAGCTTCTTGGCATTGGTTCGTTCACTGGCAATTTCTACCTTGCCTCATTCGCCGTCACTGGCGAACAGGCCGATGCAACGACCTTTACCGCATCGATTCAGTCTTCTGGCACGATTACATTTACGGCATCATAATGGCTGTTTTTCGCGAGCTGACAATAAAGTGGAAGGGCAAGGATTATACCTTTGTCCCTTCCATGCGTCTCATGCGTTCTATCGAGATGGGAGATATATCATTTACTGATATAGCCGTGCGAACCTCGCAAGGTCGCCCACCGATTTCGCACATTGCATTTGTCCTTTCTAAAATGCTTGTGTCGGCTGGATGCAAGGTTACGGATGAAGAGGTGTATGCTGAACTGATCAGTGGATCACAAGATGATGTGACAAATCTTATTTCATTCGTTCTGATGGCATTTTCACCGGCAGAGACTAACTCAAAAAACAAAGACGCCCAGACCGAAAGCCAGTCGGAGGCGAGGGCGATGGAGACCACGGAAAACTAGACTGGAATGGAATGTATCTCTGGGCGAGACAATGGGGCGTTCAACCTAGCGAATTTTGGGAGATGACAATCTCTGAATGGTGGCTAGAATACGAGTTGAAAGCACCAACCGATCCAAAAGAAAAGTACGCTGGAAAGTTAACAAGAGCTGATGTCGAAGAATTAAAGGAATTATTGCATGGCTCAAGTTAGCGGAATTGAAATTGCATTCAAAGCTGACACTAGCAACTTCGACAAGGGAGTTGCCGGTGCCAGTACAAAACTGCAAAACTTTTCAAAACTAGCAGCAGCAGGACTTGCTGGCCTTGCAACCGCCGCGGCTGCGAGCGGTGTTGCAATTGGAGAATTGACAAGACGAGCAATAAATTTTGCCGATGAGATAGGCAAGACAGCTCAGAAGATCGGAATGACTTCCGAGAGTCTTTCACAGCTTGAATATGCCGCTAAACTTTCGGATGTTTCTCTTGGGCAATTACAGGTTGGCCTTGGTCAGCTTGCGAAGAATATGCAAGATGGTGACAAGGCATTTGCTGCACTTGGCATAAGCGTATTAAATTCTGAAGGCTATCTTCGCACTACAGAAGAAGTGCTTCTAGACATCGCAGAACGTTTTGTAGGAATGCAGGATGGCGCTGGCAAAACTGCCATTGCGATGCAATTATTTGGTCGTTCTGGTGCTGATCTTATTCCGTTTTTGAATGCCGGAAGAGATGGTATTTCTCAGATGACTGATCAGGCACAAAGGCTTGGCCTGACCATCTCCACTCAGACCTCTCAGGCTGCTGAAGGCTTCAATGACAATCTGACACGTTTAGGCGCTGCTTTAACTGGCCTTGGCAACAAGATAGCAGAACGCTCTGCTCCAGCACTCAAGAATCTAACAGATCGAATTGTTGCTTTTGTAGAAGAAGGAAATCTTGCCGAAAGAATAGCTAATGCAATTGGCGCTGTTATGCAGAAGCTGGCTGAAATAGTTCAATGGACAGCTTCGGCGTGGGAAGTTCTCTCGGTTCGCGTTAATGGTGCAATAGCATCATTAGGATATTTGTCTCAGCTTGATCTTGGTGGCGCAATGGATGCGTGGGCCGCATCTTCTGTTGCTGCTGGGAAAGTATGGGAAAGAAACACTGAAATCCTGGCAGAAATGCGAGGTGAAATTCAGTCTGTTAATAGTGAAATGAAAGGCGATTTGCCATCGCTTAAAACACCAGCTCCAATAATTCCAGATGGAACAGCAGAATCAACTCCAGACAAAAGACAATTATCTCCATATGGTGGAGAAGATCCATTTTTCATAGATAGACTGGACATGATCCGTGAGCAATTTGCTACGGAAAGAGAATTGCTTTTGGAAGAGTATACATTAAATCAAGAAGTTCTTGATGGTGCTTTGGCAAATAAACTTCTTTCTGAGCAAGAATATTATGAGCTGTCAAAAAAACTTGCAGATGAACACCAAACATCTCTTGCAAGAATTCAGCAGACAAGACTTGATAATGATTTGACAGCTGCGTCAGATTTCTTTGGAGCGTTAGCACAAATTACCGCACTTGGCGGTAAGAAAACAACCAAGATTGCAAAGATGTTTGGCATTGCTCAAGCCTTGATCTCGACGTTCCAAGGCGCGGCTAAGGCTTTAACATTGCCATTTCCAGCGAACCTAGCTGCTTATGCAACAACATTGGCTCAAGGTATGTCAGCTGTCGCTGCAATAAGAGGTGTTTCTGAATCTGGAAGCAATAGTGGAAGCAGTAGCGGCAGTAGCAGCGGCAGCACAAGCAGCAGCGCATCGACATCTTCGTCTGGCGGCGGCGGTGGAGCTGCGCCAACAACGACCTTCTCGTTTACTATGATGAACGATCCGATGGGCTTTGGGGAAAAGTTCGCTAGACAGTTTATCGATCAACTTAACAGCACGCAACGCAATGGCGGAACAATTCGCGGAGTGATAGCCTGATGGCCGACATCAAGATCAGCGCACTATCGGCACTCACCGGAGCCAACACGGCGACGGATGATGTCTATGTGGTCGTGGATACAAGCGTCCCAGAAACCAAAAAACAGACCAGAGCTGAAATTTTTCAGAATGTCCCAGATATGAGTATTAGCGGGACATTCATCTTCAATGATGCCGGTGCGGACAAAGATTTCCGTGCAGAAGGTGACACAGATGCAAATCTGTTTTTCTTGGACGCCAGCACTGATCGTGTTGGTGTAGGCACAAATACTCCGACTGCAAAACTGCAAGTCAACGGATCATTTGCGTTGAATGCCCCAGTCAATGTCACTACTGACTATATTGTTGCTGCAACTGCAAATTTCATCATCTCAAACAGGGCCGCATCAAATACTTTGACGCTTCCTGCTGCTGCGTCAAATACAGGCCGCATTCTTTACGTATCAACGATTCAGGCTCAAACTGTTGTTTCGGCATCTTCTAATGTGATACCCAGGGCTGGTGGTGCAGCTACTACTTCAATACTGCCAG